CGCCAACATCACCGTACCCTTCCGGGACGGAGTATCCGCGGTACCGATCGTCTATTTGTGCGTAGCATTTCAACCACGCCTCATAGAGATTCGCATCGCAGCCCCATTCGGCTCCTAAGAGCCTGTGAGACAAACGCCGAATCGAATTTAGGAGCCAAAACTGCTCCTCGATCGATTTTACCTTCTTCTTGAGGTAAAATGGTGTAACATCACGACCAAGGAAGAAGTGCTTACCGCACGACTCCCTAAATGGGCCATCTGAAAAGCTCTTCTCAACATTCATGGAGAATCCACAAACATCGAAAATCTCTCTCAGACGGGCCACGGTTGTGGACGGAGCGATGATATCATCCCCGTACACAGACACGTCGCTAGCCGCCTCCCCCATGGAATAACAAACCGCACGCGTAAGCCCGAGGAAAATTAAACTCTCGAGTTCAAACGTGTAGCCATTACCCATAGAGGAGAATTTCTGAAGGAACTTGACTGTTCCATCAGGAAACAAGGACTGCGTAGACCTGCAAGTTTTGAGCGCCACCAACCAATCCTCTGGCAGAAGAAATTCCACCAGAGAACGGCTGATAGTGTCAGATGCACTTGACAGATCAATGGTCGCTTTACGATTCGTGATACTAGCCCCCTTTGCAAGGAGCTGGTTAATACACTGGTCGTTCAGGTCACATCCAGACTGCTTCAATCTGGAACGCATAAGACCACCAATCCCCTTCTGGAAGAACATGTTCAGAAGAGGTTCGATGGCTATAACCCGATCAGATCGGGCGTCCTTCGGCACAGTGGCAATCTTGCTTCCGAGTACGACCTTTGGGTCGATCCCGTTGGCCTCCCATTCCTTACGGAAGAGAGGAAAGGCGCAGTTATACGCCTCGGCCAAAGCAAGGCATTCCCCCGTGACTGTCGGCTTAGTATCCCCGAACTTATACCAAGGGTGCCCTCGATCCCTCTTAGTCCCGAATGTAGCACCCGGGCCATGGGAGAGAAAGGGGAGTGCCGCGTTCCAGGAGAAATCCCGGAGTACCTTTCGAATCTCCGTGCGAGCTCGCTCTAAAACAGAGCGGTCCGCGAAAGAGATGGTACTTAGATGAGCGAAACGCTCATTCACAACGCGACATCGATCTTCACTTTCAAGAAACTTCTTGAGCGCCACGAGCTGAGTGTTAATGCCCGTGGTTAACCCAGGATATTTCCTTAACAGAGACACGGCCGAATACGCACGATGAAAGTCACCAGGATCTGTGAACTCTTTAGGGTCCACAGAGAGCCCAATTATCTCATTATGTTTACCGGCCAGAAACAAGTCTCTGACGTGAAGACCAACGGACCCCAGTCCACTGAGGATACTAGGGACCACACCTTCG